ATCTGCGCTGGCCTAAAGACGCGAGCCCACGCGAGGCCGAGCAGCTCGCGCGCTACTGCTGTCCGCACTGCGGGGTTGAGCTGGACGACACGCACAAACCACGCATGCTGGCCGAGTTTCGGTTCAAGCCGTACGAGCGGCGGCCGGATGGCGAATACATTCCCTCGTCTCGCGAGCTGGATCATCATCACCGTAGCTTCTGGATCTCAGGATTTTTCTCGCCCTGGCTGACGTTCGGCGATCTGGCGCGCGAGCTGTGCGGCGCGTATCGCAGCGGCGACGTGGGCAAGGTGCAATCGACGATCAATACCCAATTCGGCGAGCTGTGGCGCACGCGCGGCGAGCGGCCGGAGCTGGAAGATGTGCTCACGCATCGACAGGATTATGAACGAGGCTACAGCCGCCCGCATGGGGTTCAGTTCGTGACGCTGGGCGTGGATGTGCAGCAGGATCGGCTGTACTGGGTCGCGCGCGGCTGGGGTTGCGAGCAGGCGCCCATGGAGAGCTGGCTGTTGGACTATGGGGAGCTTCACGGATCAACCGATTATGATGAGGTGTATCAGGCACTCGAACGGTTGATCCGGGACGTGCACCTGGGCGTGCTCACGGCGTGGATTGACAGCGGCTACAAGCCAGGGATCACGTTTTCGCGCCCGGACCATGCGATCTATAGCTTCTGCCGGCGCAGCGGCGGGCGAGCGTTTCCGACCAAGGGTTACCAAACGCGGCCGGTTCCCGTTCAGGGCAAGCTGCAGGACGTGACCATCGGGGGGCGCACCATCCGCGACGGGGTGCGGCTGTACTTGCTCGATACGACCTTCTTCAAGAGCTGGTTGTACTCGCGGATCCGTTCCGATCTGGAGGAGCTGCCCGATTGCTGGCATCTCCCGCGCGATATCACTGAGGATTACGGGCGCCAGGTGGTGGCCGAAGAAGTGGTGCAGAAAGCCAGCGGGCAACTGCATTTTCACTGCCCGCGCTCACGCCAAAACCATTACCTTGATGCCGAGGTGTGCGCGACGGCCGCGGCTTACGCTCACCTGCAGCAGCACCGGATCGAGCCGCTAGGGGCGCCGCAGGAGCCCCAGCGCGCGCTGCCCGAGCCCGCGGGCGCGCAGCTCGGGCGCCGCGGGAGCCAGGGATTCCAGCGGCGGGGGCTGGTGTGAGCCGCCGCGCAAAGTATCCGCGCCCGAGAGTTTGATCCGCGGCCCGGATCGGAACTTGGGCCGATGGGTTGTGCGCTGGCGCGGGGTGCGCCTACCTTTACGCATGGCATTCACACCGACGACCACGGGAGTCAGCAGCGAGGCCGACGCGCAGGCGCGGCTCCAGCTGTGGCTGGATGCCGAGCAGCGGTTGAGCGTGGCGCAAACCGCGAGCATAGGTGATCGCCAGCTTACGCGCGTGGATTTGCCGGCCGTGCACCAGGCGATTAACTTCTGGCAGGGCCAGGTGCAGCGATTCCGCGCTCGTGCAGCCGGCGCCGGCGCCGGGGGCTTCAAGGTGGTGCAGTGGAGTCCTTGATCCGTGCCTGGTTTCCGGGCTGGGCGTTGCGTCGGGCGCAGGCGAGGCAGCGGCTTGATGTGGTGGAGCGGCTGTACCAGGCCGCGAGCCCGTCACATCTGCGCGCGAGCCCTCCAGCGAGCCGAAGCGGAAACGCCGTCACCGACCACGCGCGCGGCAAGCTGCGCGACTGGGCGCGGCATCTCGACGAAAATCACGACTTGACGCATGGCGCGCTCGATATTCTGGCGCGGCAGGCAGCGAACCAAACGCTTATCCCGACCCCGAGGGCGCGCAGCGGTGCCCCGCTTGAGGAGCTGGCGCGGCGAATCAGTGAGGAATGGGAGCGCTGGTGCGAGGGCGCCGACACCACCGACCGCCAACCCTGGGGCGCCTATTGCCGACTGGTGGCGCGCAGTTGGCTGCGCGATGGCGAAGCCTTTGTGCTGCACCAGGAGGGCGGGCCCGGGGGCCTGGGCTATAGCCTGCGCACGCTGGAAGCGGATTACTGCCCCTTTGACGTGGAGCCGATTGTCCCGCCCGGGGGCGAGGGCAGGGCGCGGCGGATCTTGCACGGCGTCGAGCTGAACGAGGAGGACCGGCCGTTAAATTATTGGTTTTATCGACGGCACCCCAGCGGGCTAGACCTTTACGGCATTGACGATCTGATCGCTGTTGACGCCGCATCGGTCAGCCATTTACGGACGATCACGCGCCTGGGGCAGTTGCGCGGCACGAGTATCCTCGCGCCGGCCGTGACGCGCATCGCGGACGTTGCCGAGTACGAGGGGTCGGAGATGGCGGCCGCGAAGGTGGCGAGCGCGGTGTCGGTCGCCATTACGCGCAGCCCGGATTTCAGCACCAGCTCCGCGCTTTCGACCACGTCGGGCGAGCGCTCGATCGAGCTGCAACCAGGAATGATCCTGGATAACCTGGCGCCGGGCGAAAAGTACGAGGTGCTGGACACGTCGCGGCCGAATCCCGAGCTGGCGAATTTCCGGCGCGCCATGCTGCAGGCGGCCGCATCCGGGATCGGGGTGTCGTACTCGTCGATGGCGCGCGATTATGCGGGCACCTACAGCAGCCAACGCCAAGAGCTGGTCGAGGCGCGGCTGGCGTACGGGGATTTACAGACGGCGTGGAAAGCAGCGTTTTTGCGTCCGGTTTACCGTCGTTTTGTGGCGGCGCTGCAGCGATCGGCCGAAACGCTGCAGATCCGAGGCTTCGCGCGCGCGGATCCGCGCACCCTCTTTGAATTCGATACCGTGCCTCCCGCGATGCCGTGGATCGACCCCGCGAAAGAGGCTGCCGCAGACAAGCTAGCGTTAGAGATGCGTATCGACAGCCGGCGCGGGATCCAGCGCAAGCGCGGCTTGGATCCGGTGCGAGTGGATCAAGAGAACGCATCCGACACCGAGCCGGGAATTGCCGCAGTGGGAGAGCCGAGCAATGAACAGTCAGCAGAGGCGGACAGTGAAGCGTAAGACAGGCGGCGGCGAAGATCTGGTCGAACGCCGCGCCGAGCTGGCGGCGGCGGCCGATAGCCCGGATACGTTCAGGGTCACGATCAGCACCGATCAGCCCGTGTCCGGGATGCTGCACGAGCGCGAGGTGCTGGAGCACAGCCCGCGGGCTGTGGATCTGAGCCGCGCGCGCAAGGGGCTCCCGGTGACCATCGGCCACGGTGGGGACGCGTTACCCGTGGGGCGCGTGGATGAGTTGCGGCTAGAAGGTGGCAGCCTGCGCGGGCGCATGCGGTTATCGCGCAACATGCAGCATTTGGCATCCGATATCGACGATGGGATCTTGACCGATGGCAGTGTGGGTGCGCGGGTGCACAGGGACGCATGGAAGGAACGAGACGGTTCGCTGGTGGCGACGAGATGGACGCCTGTGCATTTTGCGCTTGTCGCGACCGGAGCCGATCCGGGGGCATCAGTATCACGAAACGAGGACAGCAGCATGGAAACGACCGAGACCGGGACGGCAATCAATCGCGCGCAGGAGGTTAGCGCGCTGTTCGCGGGTCTCGAAGGGACCCAATGGCGAGACATGGAGCTGAACGCATTGCGCGCCGGCAGCGAACCGGCCGAGGTGGCGCGCGATATCGATGCAGAGCTGAGGCGGATTGCGCGCGAGGTGCAATACCCGAGCACGGCGCGCGTGGAGGCGGGGCGGGACGCGCTCGATACCTGGTGCGGGCTGGTCGAAAAGCAGCTGGAGCTGCGCGCGGGGCTGGTCGATAGCGCTGAGCAGGTGCCGGTGCTGCGCGAGCTGCAGCAAGCGGGGATCGCGGAGGCGTCACTGGAAGTCCTTGCGCGCGATTATTTGCGTATTCGGAATTTGCCCATGTCGGGGAATCATGGCGCCATCATCGGCCGTGCGCTGGGCACGCCCGCGGTGCTTCGATCGCAGTTCTCGCACACCACCAGCGATTTCGCGAATTTGCTGGCGGCGACGGCAGACAAGAGCCTTGCGCGAGGCTATACCGAGGGGGTCAATACCTTCCAGGCGTGGACGCGGAATGAATCACTGTCGAATTTCAGGCAGCATTCTTTCCCGGCGCTTTCGGCTATCGGTGATCTGGAGCGGGTGCCCGAGTCGGGCGAATTCAGGCACGGCACGCTGAGCGATAAAGCGGAGACGATGCAGCTCAGGGAGTACGGCAAGCTGATTTCCGTCGGCCGGCAGCTCATCATCAATGACGACGTCGGGTTGATCGGCAGGCTGCCGCGCGCGCTGGGTAGCGCCGCCCTGCGCCAGGTCGGCGACCTGGTGTATTCCGTGCTGACCACGAACGCGAACCTGGTGGAGACCGGGCGCGCACTGTTCAACACCACGGACGGCAACCTGGCCGCATCCGGGGCGGTGATCAGCACCACCACGCTGGATCTGGGGCGCGTCGCCATGCGAACGGTCACGGATCCCAGCGGCGCGGCGGTGCTCAATATCATGCCACGGTATTTGCTGGTGCCGGTCGCGATCGAGACGGTGGCGAGAGTGCAGATCGCAGCGGAAAAGGATCCCGATACCACAGGCGACCTGTCACCGAATCCGTTCAGGAATGCGCTGGAGGTGATCGCCGAGCCGCGTCTGGACGCAGCGAGCGCTACGGCATGGTACTTGATCGCGGGCAAAAATGCGGACGTCGAGACCGTATCATTGGGCTGGTTGAATGGGGTTCAGCGGCCGCGATTGGAGCAGGAAAGCGGCTTCGCGATCGAGGGGTTGACGCTGAAAGTTGCAATCGACGTCACGGCGGCCGCGCTCGATTGGCGCGGCATGTACAGCAACGCGGGGGCGTGATCGCGGCGTGAGGTGACTACATGGCGCCGGAGCTCCGGCGCCGGGGTGACTACATCATATAGAGGGGTGGATCATGGCAACGAATTACATCGGCGACGGTGACACGATCAACTGGGCGCTGGTCGCGGCCGCAACGAGCGGCGATTTTCTTCAGTTTCCGACCACGGGCACTGGCATGAAATTCGTCGGCGTAGTGAAAGAATCGGGCGTCACTGGTGATGTGGTGGCGGTTGCTCTGCGGGGAATATGGAGCGTATCCACGAAGGTGGCGGCGGCGGGCGCGTGGGCCGTTGGGGATGATATCTACATCACGCCAACGGGCGATTTCACCGAAACCGCGACAGCGAACGGATATGCGGGTGTCGCGGCCGAGGCGGCGGTAACGGGGGCGACGACCGGCAAAATCATCATCAACTTCGGCGGGGATCCGCGCTAACGGTCACCCTGCTGCGTCGATGACCATTGACCGAATAGGGACGGTGCATTGACCACAACCGCAGCCGTGCACCGCAACGACGCGCAGGCCGATGGCCGGCAATATGTCGTGTTCGAGTTTACCCATACGGCCAGCGGCAGTCGCTGGCTGTCGGGCGTGCACCGGCTGGCTGCGGGCGTTGATCCCGACGCGCTAGGCGCGGCACTGGCGCCCGAGCACGAGGTGCGGCGGGTGCAGGAGGAGCGTGACGAGGCGTATAGCCTTGCCATTGCAGGCGGGGATCCCGATCTGATGGCGTTGGACTTCAACACGCTTGCCGTGATCCGAAAATACGTGTTTCGTCGGATCTTCAACTTGATGCGCGATGACATTGCAGATCCCGCCAAGGCGCAGGTGTGCATCAATCTGAGTGCGCCGTCTAGCTACATGAACAAGCACACCAACCCGCAGATCGCGGGCTTCGTCGACGATCCAGCATGGAGCACGCCCACAGTCAATGGCGCGACGTCTGCAATTAGCGCTGTCGGTGTGAATAT